GTTTGCTTTGTCTGGGTTTGGTCTTCCTTTGACCAGTTACGCCGAATTGCCACTACCTTGTGACTTTCTTCTTCAACTGTAACAACGTACGGAAGGGCAACTCCATCCGGGTCAGAAAACGGGTCAGGAAGATCCAGATGACAATGTTGTTCAAGAAGAACGTACTGAAGGTCATAATTTTCAGCAGGACTTATTCCCATTATGGAATCAATCTTGCTTGTAAAAGAGTCAGGATCAGGTGCCGTTGCTTCAGAAAGATCTGAATCCTTGTACATACCGGACACAATATCCCTGTCCATTTCATTAGGAGTACGGAATATAACGTGCGTGTACCGTTCAGCTTTTTGAAGATCCGATGCGTGGTACGAAACGTAGAACTGGTCTACAGGAACAAATTCAGAACAGGGCCGTCTGATACTTGGATCGTAGTACATCTTTTTAAACGCAGATCCAATCAACGGAAGATGAAACAACATCTTTTCAAATTCGTCAAAGTACTCCGTGATCTGTTCCGTAAACTGGTAGTTCATAAAGTTCTGAACACGGTTGGCCTGATCTTCACGTTCAGGAGAGACTGATCCTACAATCTGGGTACGAACAGGTCCGCCAGCCGGAAACAGTTCGATTGTCGCCTTTGACTGAAACTTGACAGCAGATTCAATAATAAGGGGAGATACAGCCGTACACGAACCTTCAAACGGTTCCGTTGTTTCCTGAAGTTTCAGGCCAAGAAGATCAAAACCACGTTCAAAGGTTGACTCCCATTCCGCCCGTGACTCCTTGTCTGCTTCGTAAGCTTCAGCAACAGTTTCACCAATTTCCTTCAGTTCTTCGTCATCCAGAAATTCTGCAAGGTTTGCGTAATGATCCTGTTGTGCGGCTTCCATTTCAGGATTAATTTCTGTTGTTTGGTAACCAAGCTCTTCAGCCCCTTCCGGGTCTTCAATCTCTATTTCCAGTTCACTTTCTTCCATTTGTGGTTGCTGTGCCGTTGCCGCACCACCGGGAATAACTGAAAACGGATTACGTTCAACTACTGCCATGTATCAAGTCCCTTAACCGTCTTTTTATGTCAATTACTTCCTTTATCACGTCATTACGTCTTTGACGTGCTTCGTCCCTTTCTTTAGTAAGAGCCTTTATAAGTTCCTTATCCGACATAAGACTCCTCTGTAAAATTCCAGTACCCTTTTCGGGGTGGTTTATAAATTCCTTCATCTTGTTCATCATCATCATAATAATCAGGATCATCCTCGTGTGAAACATGCCATGAATCTCTCATGTATAGTACAGCCATCACCATTGCGTCAACCTGATCGTCATATCTGGCGTTTGGAAAACTAACCGCTTCATCTATAAGATCCAACGCCCAATCCTTGTATTCAGGCAACCACACACGCCCTGACTCAAAAAAAGGAGTTGCAGCCGTAGCCCTGCTTACTTTATCACGGTCAGGATTAAACTCCAAAACAGGCAATCCGGCCCTTCTCAAGTCCTGAATAAGAGATTGACCAGATGCTTTCTTTTCTATCATAATAGCATCAGGTTTATGTTTTTCATACTCTTCCTGTGCTGTTATACGAAGTTCGGGATATTCAAATCTTTCACGTATGTTGCCAAGAAGAATAAGATGAGGAACACATCGTTCCTTTCCTGCACTGTCAGTTTCGTACTGTTCAAATATTCCCCACGTCTGCATTACAGAGTAGTCAGCCGTAGTCTTTGCAGAAAAAGCCGTGTCCATTGTCTGGATGATAAATTCACATTCAGGAGGGTCTTCGTGAGGCCACGCTTTAAACCACCCCTTTTTTATTATTCCTCCGTCTTGAGGTGTGGGATCCTGCATGTAAAGGGATTGCCAGTACTTGCTGCCGTTGTGTCTTTTGATTTCCAGTTCGTCGAGTTGTAAAACATGTTCAGGCTTCCACTCTGGAAAGTAAGAAGATCCAACTGGAAGATCAAGAAGCTGTGCGGAAGATTCGTCAAGCCAAGCAGGTATCTTGATTACTTCCCACGGGTTCACAACTTCGTCACCGTAATTACCACTTCCACCTTCCGTGTCAAGAAGCCACCCGCATATGTCATCTTCGTGATACCGTGTATTTATTATGACAATGGAACCAGACGGCATAAGACGGGTACGAAGACCAGCCGGAAACCACTCCTTTATGTACCGTCGTCCGGCTTCACTGAACGCATCTTCTTCCGACATCACGTCGTCAAGAATGGCTACGTGTGCGCCACGACCTGCAATCTGTGTCTTTACTCCTGCCGCCACGTACACACCGTTGTGGTTTGTTTGCCACTTTCCGGCAGAACGCACGTCGCTTCGGAGCTTTACAGAAGGAAAGATTGTCTGGAACATTTCATTTCCAACAAGGTCACGCACCGCACGGCCAAAGTCAGACGAAAGCTGGTCACTGTGTGAAACACTGAGAATTTCGTGATTTGGGTGTCTTCCCATGTACCAAGCCGGAAAAAGCTTTGAACAAATAACAGACTTGCTTGAACGAGGAGGAAGAAAAACCATAAGACGTTTACACTCGCCTTCGTCTATCTCCTGAAGCTTGCTACAAATAAGTTCTATGTGACGACCCATGTGAAAATCCGCTATAAGAAGCGGAGCCATAAAACGTACAAATGTAAGGAAGTCAGAAGAAGCAGCGCCTATTACATTTTCAAACAGGCGATCACGAAGGGCAAGTTCACTTGCGTTGGCAGAAGAAACACCCACAACAGTTTACCCTGTTGCGTAAAAAATTAAAAAAATACATCCTGCTATTGATGCCAGACCTATTCCAAGTTGAAGAATATTTACCCACGAAACCATGTTACACAACGCCTTTTCCAAACTGTGCGGCTCCCGGTAAAGAAGCAAGACCACCCGCTAACGGTTGCTGGTTTTGCGGCAAGTAAGGGTTCAAGGAATAAGAAGATGCAAAAGGTTGCGCCATTGCTTGGTTGGGGTTTATCATCTGTTGCTGCATTTGCTGCGGAAATTGGGGAGTGTTCATCTGTGCTTGGGCTACCCGTCCCTCTTGCTGCGACTCCATTAAGTTCCGGTACGTGTTTGGCTGCATCCGTAACATATTAGCAGACTGCATCAGGTTGGCATTTGCGGGAGGAGCAAATCCTTGTCCCATTTCAGGTCAGGCTTTCTTTGTTGATAAAGGCTTGTATCCTTCAATCACCATACAACCGCTTTCAGACATTTCAAGAGGCACTCCGCCACCTTTTTTATATCCCTGTTGTTTGACAAGCGGTTGTCCGGTTCGTGAAGCCATGTCTTCAGCAGCCTTTCGTCCGGCCTGACTATACGGAAAGTGAGTGCTTCCTACTTGTGGCATGGCTATTTAACCTTTCCGCCGCGAGCGGCTTTTTTAAGAATAGGATTCTTTTTACGGGCTTTCTTTGAAGGAGTACTTCCTTTGTTCACAGCGGCTACCTTCTTTTGAAAGATAGGATTAGTTTTACGGGATTTCTTTGAAGGAGTACTTCCTTTGTTCACAGCGGCTACAATACCTTCGCCTTCGTATTCGTACCCTTCAAGAACTGTTTGTCCTCTTTTAAACTTTACAGTACCGCCGCGAGCCATTCCGTACGCCGCTGCTGAACGTGGGTAAGGAGAAGGTCTTCGTTGTGGAAAAGGAAGCACCCCTGCTTCTTTTTCTTCTTGAGGATACAGTCCTGCGTGTGTTGGTTTTCGTATAGCCATTTTCCCTTTTTCCTTCTTTTTTTTTAATCGTTGTAGTCGTAAGTGTCAATAACAGAACCGCCAGATGAAAATCTGACCATTCCGCCAGTGTTGTACGTTTTTTTAATGGCACGTCCTTTTTTGGCCTTTACCGTTCCGCCTTTTCTTCCTTGTACCTTTCGTCGTCCAGTTCCGTACTGAAACTTGTCAGGATCGCGCTTACGTTCCCACTCTTCACTGTCGTAAGCTTTTCTTGCTCTTTCCGCCGCTTCCGCTTTTGTTCTATTTTTTCCGAATAGATTAAACTGAAATGCTGGTTCACCGCCCCTGCTTCTTAAAAAGTCCTTATAATCTTCTGTGGTGTACTTGGCAGGTACTGTAAGTTTCCCCCCGTAAGTTTTAGCAGGTTTGTCAACGGGACGTGGTGGCCTTTTCCCCCGACCTTTTCTCATTTCATCTACACGTTTTTGACGCGCTTCTTTCGTCTCTTTTTTTGCCGCAACAGTTTTTGGAACAGTTTTCGGTGCCTCCGCTTTTTGTCCACGACCTGCTAAATAACCAATCGTAGCACCAGCACCACCACCTAAAATAGCCGCTCCCCCTCTACCTTTCATAAACTTTTTAACGTTGGCGGTTGTAGGACTTCTTCCTGCCTTTTTAAAAGCTTGTTTTATCTTTGTTACTATAGTAGGCGAATAGTTTGACTCCCACTTCGGAGGTCGTACACCCGGACCAAACGGACCTGTTTTTGTTCCTGTTCTGGTAATAACAGGTACAAACGCTTTTTTATCTGGACCTTTTGCTGTTGTTGTTTTTGTTTTTGTTGTTGTAGCAGGAACCTTTGCTTTTGTTTTTGTAGCAGGAACCTTTGCTTTTGTTTTTGTAGCAGGAACCTTTGTTTTTGTTTTTGTAGCAGGAACCTTTGGTTTTGTTTTTGTAGCAGGTAGCTGTGTTTTTGTTTTTGTAGCAGGAACCTTTGTTTTTGTTTTTGTAGCAGGAACCTTTGCTTTTGTTGTCTGTAGAGCAACCTGTCTACCAGCTACTCGTGGTGCAGGAAGTTGTAGAGTTGGTTGGGCTTCTGTAGCCTTCGCATCCGCTCTTATTTTCTTTAATTTTTCAGCTTTAAGTCTATCAGCGGCTTCCTTCTTTAACCTATCTGCATACGTTCTTGAAACACCCGGAACAGTTTCCAGCTTTAATTTTTCTTTTGTTGTTGCTGTTGGTGTTGGTGTTTCTTTACTTTTTGTCTTTGGTTTAGAAACACCCTGTTTACTCTGATCAGTTATCTGTTTTCGGGGAGGAGGAAGCGCCTTTTGCTGAACCGTTACCATACCTTTATTTTTTGCTTTTCGTGCCTCCGCTGCGGTTTTATAAAACTTTTTACCTACTTTATAAGCCTTGCTTCCCAATACTGTCGCAACTTTAATTCCACCAAAGCCTAAAACCCACGTAGCTGCTTCAGCCGCATCCTTCCAAGTCCGTTTTTCTTGTCGCTCTTTCTCCTCTTTCTTTTTCTTTTTACTATCTTCTAAAGAAAGTCCGCTCCGTCCTGCTGCCCTTTCAGCAACACTCGTCTTAGGCGCACCAGCAAAAGGATTTGTTACAACCGTTCTCTTTTTCTTCTTCTTCTTCTTCTTCTTATCTATTTTAGC